GGAGTAACTACCACTTATGGAAGCGGCTCTGTTGATTTAGGCGCTCAACCAACAACTACAAACTTTTATCTTGGAACTGAAGCAAGAACAAACGGCTCTGGTTCAACCTACGTTGCCTACCTTTTTGCAACCTGCGCTGGCGTGTCAAAAGTGGGGAATTACACAGGTACAGGGACTACTAAGCAAGTTGACTGTGGCTTCGCTGCTGGTGCTAGATTCGTACTCATTAAGCGTACTGACTCACCAGGTGATTGGTACGTATGGGACACTGCACGAGGTATTGTTAGCGGTAATGACCCTTACTTGTTGCTCAATAGTACAGCTGCTGAAGTTACTTCAACGGACTACATTGACGCTTACTCAGCTGGTTTCGAGTTAAGCTCAACAGCTCCTGCTGCTTTGAATGCCTCAGGCGGTACATACATCTTTTTAGCTATAGCGTAAGGTAAGACATAATATGCAAATCAGAATCCCATCAACAGGTCAAGTCATGTACGAAGGAGAGTTCCGTGCTCTCTTTCCTAATACTTCCCTGCCACAACAACTCACTGAAGCTCTCATCAACAGCTTAGGTGGCGAGGTAGTCTTTGAAGGCCAGCAAGCTCAACCTACACGCTATCAGACAGCCTTTGCTGATGGTGTCGAACAAGTAGCTGGTAAATGGTACACTAAGTATTCAGTAGCTGACATGGACGAAGAAGCCATTGCAGCGTTAGATGCTAAGCAAGCTGAATCAGTACGTGAAGACCGTAATAAGCGTCTAGCTGAGACTGATTGGACACAATTGACTGATGCTCCAGCTGACACAGAAGCTTGGGCTACATATCGTAATAACCTTCGTAACGTCACTGAACAGTCAGGATTCCCTTGGGAAGTTACTTGGCCTAATAAACCTACGGAGTAACATAGATGGCTACGATTGACACTACAGCAGCCAGATTAGACTCACACGAGGCCATATGTGCCTTCCGCTACGAACAGATTAACGCTAGACTGAAGAGACTTGAGAGTATCTTGATGGTAGCTTCAGGAGTAATGATCTGTAGTATGGCAGGCATTATCTTCACATCAATTTTACATAGATAAGGAAATTAAATCATGACAACAGCAACTCTTCTTAACGCCGTTTCAGCCACAGGCGCTTCTCGCTCAATCGGTACTGACTGTAACTTGCCTGCCTTTGTTCAAGTCACAGGTATTACTTCCGCTACTGCGGTTGTTCAAGGCAGCGTAGACAATACAAACTGGTCTACTCTCGCTACAGCTCTCACAGCTGATGGTCTGGTTACTATCGCTACTCCCCCTCCTTTTATCCGTGTTAACGTGACAGTCTATGTCTCAGGCACTATCACAGCTAAGATCAGCTACTAATATCATGGCTACTATGAAACCTAAGACCAAAGCTGGTAAACAAGCTAAAGTGGGTAAAGTCATGCACGAGTACAAAGCAGGTACTCTGCACTCAGGCAAGGGTGGCCCTGTAGTTAAAGACCGTCAACAAGCTATTGCTATCTCCATGTCCGAGGCTGGCATGGCTAAGAAGCCCAAGAAGAAGTAACCTATGCGTTCAGTATCAGTAGGTAAGAACCTTGCAGCAGGTACGGAGACAGTAGTCTACACAGTACCTACTGGTTATACTGCTAAATGGACACTGTGTTACGCCCATAATTCACTAGGTACGAATAAGACTTTATCTATTGACTGGTATGACACAAGTGCTGCCACACACGTAGCTATCTTAGAGCAATATAACTTCACATCTAAGATGTACTTTCAGTTTAGCGCTCCCGGTACAGGGGTAATATTGGAAGAAGGCGACCAAGTGCATATGACCACTGAAGCAAGCAGTGCCTTCGGTATTATCTGTACATTTGAGCTAGAGAAGAAGACAGGAATCTAACTAGAATATGGCACAAACATACTTACAAATAGTCAATAATGTCTTGACTCGCTTACGTGAGACAGAGGTTACTTCTGTGTCCGATACCCCCTATTCAGCCCTTATTGGCGTATTCGTCAATGATGCTAAACGAGAGGTAGAAGATGCTTACGATTGGAACGCTCTAGACACTACCATCACCTTAGCCACTGTAGCAGGCCAGAAAGCCTACTCTTTGACAGGTATTGGTGCTCGTTTTAAGACCCAAGATGTCATCAATGATACGCAAGATATCAGCATGAAGGCTACCAATCCTAACTGGATTAACCGTCAATACTACATTGGTACTACTCAATCAGCTGCTCCTGACCGTTATTGCTACCGTGGTGTAGATAGCTCAGGTGACACTAAAGTGGAGGTTTGGCCTCTTCCTGATGCTGTATATAACCTTCGCTTTGAATTGTTTGTCCCACAGCTTGACTTTTCTAATAGTAGTGATATAATTAAAGTTCCTGCCCATTTGGTACAACTATTAGCTTATTCTAAGGCTATCGCTGAACGTGGTGAGGACGGAGGCTTACAAGCTTCTGAGGCTTATCAACTGTACCGTCTTGCCTTGGCTGATGCCGTGGCTTTAGAGGGTGCTCGTGATGAGACTTCAACTAACTGGTCTGCTGTATAAACATGGCTGAAAAGCTCTTAACAACCTCCATTGCTGCTCCGGGCTTCAACGGCCTGAACACTCAGGACTCCTCTGTGAGTCTTGACAATGGGTACGCGACTGTTGCTAACAACTGTGTTATCGACAAGTTTGGCCGTATCGGTGCTCGTAAGGGATGGACAGCAGCCCACGCTTCTAACTCAGATCTAGCTACAGCTAACGTCAACGCCATTGGTGAACTCATCACTAATGCAGGCACTAGCTACATCATCGTATCAGGTAATAACTGTATCTTTAAGTTAGTAGGTTCTACACTTACTAAGCTTACCTACGGTGGTGGCGGCACAGCTCCTACGTTTACAGCATCTAACTGGATGATGGCTCCTTTGAACGGTAAGCTTTACCTGTATCAATCTGGTCATGATCCTCTTATCTTCGATCCTGCTGTGTCTACTACGACATACAAACGTATCTCTGAGGTATCTGGTTATGCAGGAACTGTCCAGAATGCTAATATTGTTATTAGTGCTTATGGTCGCACTTGGTCCGCAAACACTGCCACAGACAAGAACACAGTACAGTTCAGTGACCTATTAGCTGGTCATGTCTTGAATACAGGTAGTGCTGGTTCTCTAGATGTATCTCAGGTATGGCCTAATGGTGCTGATGAGATCATGGGCATGGCTATCCATAACCACTACTTGTACATCTTTGGTCGTCGTCAGATCCTCGTATATGCACACGCTGATGATCCTACTAACCTCTCCTTAGCTGATACCTTAACTGGTGTTGGCTGTATGGCACGAGATAGTGTAGTAGTTACAGGTGGTGACATTATCTTCTTGAGTGACTCAGGTGTGCGTTCAATGCAACGTACAGTACAAGAGAAGTCAGCTCCTATGCGAGACATCAGCGCCAATGTCCGTGATGACCTTGTTCTAGAAATTTCCTTAGAGAATGAAGATGATATCAGTGCTGTGTATAGCGATAAAGACGCTTTCTATCTCCTTGCTCTCCCTACTCGTGGTCTTGTCTATTGTTTTGACATGCGAGGAGCTTTACAGAATGGGGCTGCTAGGGTAACTACTTGGGATGGTTTGATTCCATACGCCATGAAGTACACCCGTGCTAAGACTCTGTTGCTAGGTAAGGCTGGTTATGTCGGTACTTACTCTGGCTATCAGGACAACGGTAGCACGTATCTCCTCAAGTATTACACTAACTACTTTGACTTCGGTAGCCCAACTACATTGAAGATATTGAAGAAGGTTGGTGTTACTGTCATTGGTGGTGGAGGTTATCCTGTCGTTATGCGCTTTGGCTTTGACTTCAGCGACATTTTGAACAGTCGTAACTTTACCTTATCCAATGCCTCAGTAGCTGAGTACAACATCGCTGAATATAACATCGGTGAATACGGTGGTTCAGCCTTCGACAATAAGATTATTAACGTGGGTGGTACAGGCCGTACATTACAGTTAGGCTTTGAGACTACAGTTAATAATAAATCAATTTCAATCCAAAAACTAGATGTCTATGTTAAAGCAGGAAGAACACAATAATGAGTAACTATACCAAAAGCACGAACTTCGCTGCCAAGGATGCTCTTAACTCTGGTAACGCAGGTAAAATCATTAAGGGTACTGAGATCAACACTGAATACGATGCTATTGCCTCAGCTATCACAAGTAAAGCAGATGCTAATAACGCAACACTGACAGGTAGCGCTACCGCTGTTAACCTAACTGTCTCAGGTACATTTACAGCAACTATTGATGGTGGGACTTACTAAGATGGCTGATACTATTGATTACACAGGTCTTTTAGGTGCAGGTGTGAGCGCACTTGGTACTGGCATTGCAGCTAACCAAGTTACAGGCGCTCAGAACTCACTTGCTCAACAACAACTAGCCTTAGGTCAACAAGCAGCTAACGCAGCTCAGTTCCGTCCTGTAGGTGTTACCTCTCGCTTCGGTACTTCTGGCTTCCAGTACGACCAAGGTGGTAACCTCATCGGTGCTGGATACCAAGTAGCCCCTGATGTTGCTGCTATGCGTGAAGGCTTGATGGGCTACGCAGGTCAGAACCTAGCTAACGTAGGCGGTGCTCAAGGCCTCCAACAGCAAGCTATGGGTGGAGCTAATAGCCTCTTTAACCTTGGTCAACAGTACGTTGCTCAGTCACCTCAAGCAGCTGCTCAGACGTGGATGGGTCAACAACAACAGCTCTTGAATCCCGGACGTGAACAACAACTGGCTCAGTTGCAGAATCAACAGTTCCAACAAGGTCGTGGTGGTTTGGCTGTTGGTGCTACTAATCAAGGCTACACACAAGGTGGTCAAGGCTTGGCTGCTACTAACCCTCAGATGGCTGCTTACTACAACGCTATGGCTCAGCAAGATGCTTCCTTGGCTGCTCAAGCTCAACAGCAAGGTCAAGCACAGACTACCTTCGGTCAAGGTTTGATGACAGGTGGCTTAGGTCTTGCCTCTTCTGGTTATGGCTTGCAGAATGCTGCGTTGCAGCCTTACAACACTGCTCTGGCTAGTACGGCGGCTACTGAGGCTCTCGGTCAAAATGCCTTTGACTTGTCTACTGCCTTGGGTTCTAAACAAGCTACAGCAGGCGGTAACGTGGCTTCTATCTTGAACTCAGCTTCTCAGCAAGCAGCAGGTACTCAGCAACAAGGTATCAATGCTCAGAATGCAGCCACTACAGGTGCTATCGCTGGTGGTACTGATGCTGTGACTGCTTTGCTCCGTTCATGGGCAGGTACACCGACCACTCAAGGTATTACGAACACTGCTACAGGTTTCGACTTGTCACAGTTCTATTAATTAAGGATAACGATGGCAACAGATAACTTACAAGCTCTCTTTGGAGGCACTATGCTTCCTCAGGACATGCAACAAGAGCTAATCAATCAACGTGCTCAGCAGTTCGCTCAACTGACTCCTTCACAGCAGTTAGGCTCTATGGGTTACAAAGCTGGTGCTGCTCTTGGTGGTGGTCTCGCTCAAGCTATGGGTGTAGACATCACTGATCCTCGTATCAAGCGTCAATCTGAACTACAAGCTTTGTCTCAAGGCATCACCCCTAATGCTGAAGGTTTAGCTCAACTAGCTACTCGACTTGCTGAAAGAGGCTTTCAAACAGAGGCTGCTCAAGCATATCAAAAGTCAGCTGAACTTCGTAAGATTGAAGCAGAGACTACCTCTAAGACAATGGAGCGTTTGACTCCTGAGCAGAAGAATGCAGCCGGTATTGCAGACGCTTCAGGGAATGCTCGTGGCACTCAAGAGTGGACAGACATGTATAAAACAGAGCTGTCTCGTCTTACTGCTGGCAGCAAAGGTGCTAACATTAAAGAGATTGGTGTTGCTGAAGGCACTCGTCAACCAGTTTACTTCGATGCGGGTACAGATACTCAGTTTGTTATGCGTTCAAACCCTCAAACAGGTAAACAAGAGCGTGTTCCTTTCAACGGTGGTGTTGATCGTACTACGGCTCGTACAAACGTCGATGCTCGTAATATGGGCGAGACAGCGTTCTCTAAAGAACTTGGCACTCTCGATGCTAAGAAAGTATCTGAAGCTGCTACAGCTAAAGGCGCAGCTATTGACCAGTTAAAAACATTGCAGAAGATGGCTGAAGTGGATCAACGTCCAGTTATTAGCGGTACTCTTGCAGACCAGCGTACTGATGTGTCTAACTTCTTCAATACTATTGGTTTGTCCTCTAGCAAAGATAAAGTTAAGACTGCTAACTCTCAAGAGTATATTAAGTACTCAACAGGATTGGTACTGGATAACCTCAAGAAGACAGGTTACAACCCATCCAATGCTGACATGAAAGTGGTTCAGTCCATTATTCCTCGTCTTGAGACAGACCCAATGGCTCGTAAGGAACTCATTAAGTTCATGGCTGAGAAAGCTAATGAAGTGGTTACTGAATCGACTAACTTGGATACATTTGCTCGTGCTAATAAAGGCCTTTCAGGTTATACTCCAAAGATTCCTCAAGTCTCTTTTGGAGCTACGGCTCCTAATGCAGCAGCAGGCCTTACAGATGCTCAACTTAAAGCTATCGCAGGGATTAAATAATAATGGCTGAAGTAACTAAAAAAGATGCTGAAGAAGAACTTCGTCGTCGAGGTATTATTACAGGTGGTTACACCAGTGTTTTAGCTCAACCTGAAGAAACTACAACAACTGAGGAAATTAAAAGGGCAGTTACTTCTCTCTTAAAAGGCTCCACTAAAGGCGTTATTGACATGGTTGGTGGGTGGGGTAACTTGTATGATTATATCAAGCAGAACCCTGAGCCTAGCGGCTTGTCAAGTAAAGGTATTGTTAACGCTATTTCTAATATTGGTGGCCCAGATTTGATGAAACTACAAGGCTACAAAGGCATGTACGACATCGGCCAAGCAGGAGCGCCTGCGGCTGTCATGGGCGCTATGTCTCCAGCTGGTAGTCTCTTTTCAGGCACTACAGGTACTGCTGCCCGTGCAGGTAAAGAGTTTGCTGCTGGTGGTGCTATTGGCTTAGCTGGTCAACAAGTCGCTAATGAAAGTCCATATGCTCAATTGGCTTTACAGACGCTTCCTTACCTCGTAAAAGGCGGTATCAATGGTATTAGCGCTCGTAAACAGCAAAACCTTTTAGCAGAGTACAAAGCTCTTCTCCCTGAGAAAGACCTTGGTGTTTTCAATGAGTTTGTCCTTAAAGGTCAAGGATCTACTGACCCTGCTATTGCTGCCGATATTGCTCGTCTTACTCGTTCTCCTAAGTATTTGGAGATGGTTACAGCTTTGAATGAAGGAGCTACAGTAAAGGCACTCTCAGGGATGGCTCCTAAGGGTTCTCCTCTGACTCCTGAGCAATCTAAGACAGGTATTATCCAAGCTGTACAAAATAAGCTTTCAGGTCTCCGTGAAAGCAACGCTGATAGTCTGTTTGAGAAGGCTAAAGGCTACGGTGCTGGTAATGGTTTGGTTGACCCTACACAGACAATTAGCAAGATTGACGGCTTAATTAACCGTTACGCTAACCAATCTACACCTAATGCTGAACGTGCTGTACAAGTGTTGCAAAGCATTCGTGAACGTCTTCAGCCTACACAGTCTGCTGTCTATGGTGCTCAACCCGGACGTACTATAACAGCTCCTGCTAAAGACGCTTTTGGTAATATTATTGAACCAGCTCCGTCTACTTATCGTGGCCCTGCCGGTATGTCTGTTCCTTTGACAGAACCAGTTACTATTGGTGGTGGTGCAGGAACACCTTCGCAGCGTAGAATGGTTCCTAAGACAGACGCTGTAGGTAAGCCTATTATGGAAACCTACATGGATTCCGCAGGAATGCCCCAACAACGCCCTGTAATGGTTGAATCTCGTTTTGGAGGTGCTCCTTCTGCCTCAGGAGTCACTCTTTCTCCTGAACAGCAAGCAACAACTACAACAACTTTACAAGCTTCTAGAGGCACACCTGTAAGCTGGCAGACAGCCCCTCAGAAACTGACAGTAGAAGAAGTACAAGGTGTATTGTCTGAGTTTGGTAAGAAAGCATCAGCTGGTGATAGTCTAATTAAAGACTTGTCTATCAGCGATGAGCGTATTATCTCTAGTGCTATCTTTGGTGGCATGAAGGATGACGTTGCAGCTGCTCTGAAAGGGTCTACAGGGGCTGATAAAGCTGCTTTGAACCTTCTTAATACAGCTCGTGATCGTGTCTCTAAAGCAAGTACAGCGTATAACGAAGCTATTGCTCAAGGAATGCCTGCATTCTTACATAACAAGACACTAGCTGAAATTAGCCCTGAAGATCTCCAAAAGACATACTTGGGATTGACTCCTACTCAGCGTGGAACTATGCGTGAATGGGTTGGTAAGACAGATCAAGCTGCTTTGGATGTATTGGATAAACAGATCTTCACTGACTTTGTAAATCAAGCTAAGAAGACTAATAACCTTGGTGTCGAGACTGTTGATTTGTCTTCATTGGCTCAGAACTGGAGAGCCTTAGAGAAGATCCCCGGCGCTCAAGATGCTCTAGTCACTTCTTTAGGCACTAATGCTAAAGAGTTTGGTCAACGTATGAAGGATGCTGAACTCTTCACTCGTAAGATGTCAACTATTCAGAATGCTCCGGATCAGATGTTCACGCCTACTCAGGTTCGTGAGACACAGGCGGCTATTGGTGGTGCTACTGACTATAGCTTTGCTAAGATTGGTCAGCTGACTATGGATACCTTGAACAGTATTACTAACAACGGATTGTCTGAAGAACAGCTGATGAAAGTGCTGTTGACTGATTCAGGTAAGAACTTCTTAAAGTCAGCCTCATTGTCTCCTCGCTCAGAAAAGGCTTTGACAGACTTGATGCAAGTTGAGCAGACACCTATGGAAGCTTTGGGTAAGTGGGGTGCAGCTACAGCGGCTCGTATGGGGCCACGTATCGGCGCTGCTGACCAACCTAGTACGGCTCCAGAAGCAACAGGACAAATGCCGCAGCAGGAAGAACAACCAGCCATGTCAGTGACTCCTGAGCAAGCTCTAGAAGAACTGAAGGCTCGTGGCATCCAAGTGCAGTAATGCCTCTCTTAATCCTTGCTGGTGCTCTCAAGGCTGTTGAGGCTATCCAGCAGGGATGTGAGCTATATAAAGAGTATAAAGGTGTAGTCCTAGAAGCTAAGGCCACCTTCGATGAGGCTAAGGAGCACGTCGATGAGATAGTAGGTCTTTGGGGCTTCATTAAAGAGAAGCTATTCGGTGCAGAATCTGAGGCGAATAAGCCACCTAATCACCGCATAGAGGCTGTTAATAATGATACTAAGACTGAGGCTCCGCCAAAGAAGGCTAAGAAAGCTGTTGAATCACACAGTGA